TACCCACCTAATGGAAACCCTGTGGCGTTTTACCTGGAAGATTGAGCAAAAAGGGCGTACTAAAACGCAAATCCTTCCCGGCTCACACGGAGTTTCAACTACGAAAAGGCCAGCATTTGAATCAAAAAGTTTGAGGCATTGTATGAAATTTCTAAAGCTCCAGGTTGAGAACTTCATGGCGTTAGCCAGCGCCGAAGTTGAGTTAGACCAACGCGGTCTGGTGCTCATTCAGGGTGTTAACAGTGGCGACTCTTCCGCTGCCAGCAATGGCGCGGGCAAATCGACTTTGATGAACAGCCTGATGTGGTGTCTGTATGGCGAAACTGCGCATGGCGTCAAAGGTGACGACGTGCTGTCTACAGGTCACGAAAAAAAACTGTCGTGTGATGGTAACTGTTGAGGATGAAGGAAAGCGTTACGCCATCATTCGCCACCGCAAACACAAAGAGTTCAAGAACCGGCTGATCGTCCGTGGCGAAGACGGTGACATGACCAAAGGCAAAGACACACTGACGCAGGAGTTCGTTGAACGCCTGATTGGTGCATCGAAAGAGGTGTTCATGGCGTCCATCTACGCCAGTCAGGAAGCAATGCCAGATCTGCCGGGTATGTCCGACAAGAACCTCAAAACCATCGTTGAAGAAGCCGCTGGCGTCGACCGGTTAACGCGAGCCTATGCCATTGCTCGCGAGCGTGCTAATGCAGCTGCCGCACGCATGGATGTTACCAAATCCAAAATGGACGCCTGTCTCACGCTTATCGAGACCGCGCAGTCAGAGATTGAGGCGGCCAAAGCGTCCTCTGATAGTTGGGAACGCGATCGCGGCGAACGTCTGGACAAGGCCCGCGTAGATTTGGCTGGCGCGGAGGTAACGCTGTCTGAAGTCGTGATGGAAATTCGCTCGCTGCCGGAACAGATCCGGGATACGGAAAACGCGATTGCTGGCGAACGCTGCAAGCTGGCCTCCAAAGAAGAGCATGACGCCAAACTGCTGAAGGTGCGCGGTGCGATTACGGAGATCCGCTCAAGCATCCGCACTTCAGAAGCGGCACAGAACGAGTCGATGAACCGTGCTCGCTCGTTTAAAACCAAAGCAGAAGAGGTCAGCACAAAGGTCGGAGCACCTTGTGTTACTTGCGGAAAGCCCTACTGCGAAGAAGATTTGTCCACCGTGAAGGAGAGTTTCATTGAACAAGCGCGTAATGAGATCGGCCAGGCGCAAGCATCAGCTTCGGCAGTGGCTCAACACAAAGCTCGTCTTGAGAAAGCGCTCGGCATCGAATCTGCACTGGTCGCAGCCACACCCGACGTTTCAGAAATCATCGCCAAAATCGAACGCCTGACCAATGAGCTAAGTGCGCTGCGTCATCGCGAACGTGAAGTTGTGGCCGTCGAAGCGATGGTGGCGCGGGCGCGTACCGATGTGAATCGCATTATGGCAGAGGTAAACCCATTTCTGGCCGTTATTAAGCGTCATGAGGACAACCTGGCTGCCAATAAATCTAATCATGCAGTACTTAAAAATGAGTTAAAGAGTATTCAAGAACAGGCTCTGTTGCTGGAGAAGGCTCGCCAGGTTTACTCCCCTGCAGGTGTTCGTTCACACATCCTGACCTCCGTTACGCCTTTCCTGAACATCAGGACTGCGGAGTATCTCAACACGCTATCGGACGGCAATATCGTTGCCGAATGGTCGACAATGGAGACAACGAAGAAAGGCGAGTATCGCGACAAATTCAATATAAGCGTGACCAAAACAGGTTCCAGCAAATCCTTCCAGACGTTGTCTGGTGGTGAGAAGCGTAAGGTACGTATTGCGTGCTCTCTAGCCTTGCAGGATCTGGTTGCCAGTCGCGCCAGTAAGAATATCGAGCTGTTTATCGGCGATGAAATTGACGACGCGCTCGACACTGCCGGTCTGGAGCGTCTCATGGGGATTCTGGAAGCCAAAGCGCGTGAACGCGGCACAGTGATGATCATCTCCCACAAAGAGATGAAATCGTGGTTCCGGGAAACCATCACTGTCGAAGTCAAAGAGGGTCGCAGCTATGTCGTTTAACTTGAGCCGCACGCAGTTTTTGCAGATGTTTGCCGTGATGCAATCTATAAAGCTGATAAACCACCATACGGCAAAAGCAGCTGCGCCTGCACTTTTGTGGAAAAACGAAAACATCAATGACGACCAGTTCTCGGTATTAACCAGTCTGTTGTCATCGACTCCGTTGATGCCGAGCTTGGCTATGTTGCCGTCAGGAAGCACTGCGCCGATCCTTGTTAACCCATTTACGGAAGGTGGATATCTCCCACATTCTGGGCCGGGGTTCGTTGCGATACCTGAAACCGGAACGCTGAATATCCAAGAAAATGCGCTCTTCAATGCAATGGAGACGCACATCAGCACCGCATTCACCAATCTGATTCGACACGCTAACGCACGCGCTGATCACGTTGCAATGCCTGGTGCTGCTTTCGCCAGCGTCTCTGTTGACTATGATCGGCACGCGCCAATCTCAAAGCGGGCGAAACTCTGCTTTTACGAGGAGGGATGTGAAGTAGCGGTTATTGAAGTTCTTCTCCCCCATGTATTCAGCGCGAATGAAAAGGTTGCACACCATCTGATCGACATCATGCGACATTTCATCGGCCAGAGCATGATTGATGCAGACATTGCTGCAGGTGTTCTAACCAACGATAGCATTCATGTTGTTAGCGACATTCCGAAGCCGCCAACTCGCGAGCCGGAGAAGACACTTGAACAGAAACTAATGGAATGCCCAACCTGGGCTACGTGGTAAGGAGACCAAAAAATGAGTAAAACCATTCGTGTGGTTGGCGTCGACCCTTCAATGAGCAACTTTGGCCTGGCGATTGGCACGCTGGATCTGGAAACGGATAAGCTGGACATTCATGGCCTGACATTGGTGGAAACCAAAGCTGGTGGCAACAAGAAGACGGTTCGCGTAAACAGCGACGATCTACGCCGCGCTAACGAAATCTGGCGCACCGCCAAGCCCATAATCGAGCAGGCTCATATGGTGTTTTGCGAGTTGCCGGTTGGTAGCCAGTCCAGTCGCGCACAAACCTCATACGGCATCTGCATTGGCGTACTGGCGTGCGTGGATAAGCCACTGATACAGGTCACGCCAAACGAGATTAAGCACTATGTCGGGAATAAGCTGACCACGTCGAAGGAAGAGATCATTCAGTGGGCTACGCAGAAGCAGCCAAACGCCCCGTGGTTGCGCCGCAAGCAATCTGGTAAGGAAGTGCTGGTGAATAAAAACGAGCACCTTGCGGACGCTGTCGCGTCGATTTACACCGGAATGCAAACTGATCAATTCCGTCAGGTTCGCGATGTGCTTGCAGGGATTTTATAAGTCGATAATTGATAGGTAGGTGCTTATCTATTAACATAAGGCCACTATATTTAGTGGCCTTTTTTGTGCCCAGAAAACCCCCAGCTAGGCTGGGGGTTCAGTAAAGCTTTCAGCTTTGGGTCAGTTATAAAAACCCCTTTTGATTTGTTAAAACAGTTTGCGGTCTGGCAACTGCAAATGTTCAACAAGAAATCAAAAGGGGGTCCCAATGAGGGATGAAAAGAGCTTAGCGCACACCCGATGGAACTGTAAATATCATATAGTTTTTGCGCCGAAGTACCGAAGGCAGGTGTTCTACAGGGAAAAACGCAGAGCGATTGGCAGTATTTTAAGAAAACTGTGCGAATGGAAAAACGTGAATATCCTGGAAGCAGAATGCTGTGTGGATCACATCCATATGCTTCTGGAGATCCCGCCCAAGATGAGTGTCTCGGGATTTATGGGGTACCTGAAGGGAAAGAGCAGTCTGATGCTTTATGAGCAGTTTGGCGATTTGAAGTTCAAATACCGTAACAGGGAGTTTTGGTGTCGAGGGTATTACGTTGATACGGTAGGGAAAAACACGGCCAGGATACAAGAATACATAAAGCACCAATTGGAAGAGGATAAAATGGGTGAGCAACTCTCGATCCCGTATCCCGGTAGCCCGTTTACGGGCCGTAAGTAATCCATAGATGCAAATGTCAGATCGCGATGCGCCTGTTAGGGCGCGGCTGGTAACAGAGCCTTATAGGCGCATATGAAAAACCTCCGGCTATGCCGGAGGATATTTATTGTGCCCAGAAAACCCCCAGCTAGGCTGGGGGTTCAGTAAAGCTTTCAGCTTTGGGTCAGTTATAAAAACCCCTTTTGATTTGTTAAAACAGTTTGCGGTCTGGCAACTGCAAATGTTCAACAAGAAATCAAAAGGGGGTCCCAATGAGGGATGAAAAGAGCTTAGCGCACACCCGATGGAACTGTAAATATCATATAGTTTTTGCGCCGAAGTACCGAAGGCAGGTGTTCTACAGGGAAAAACGCAGAGCGATTGGCAGTATTTTAAGAAAACTGTGCGAATGGAAAAACGTGAATATCCTGGAAGCAGAATACTGTGTGGATCACATCCATATGCTTCTGGAGATCCCGCCCAAGATGAGTGTCTCGGGATTTATGGGGTACCTGAAGGGAAAGAGCAGTCTGATGCTTTATGAGCAGTTTGGCGATTTGAAGTTCAAATACCGTAACAGGGAGTTTTGGTGTCGAGGGTATTACGTTGATACGGTAGGGAAAAACACGGCCAGGATACAAGAATACATAAAGCACCAATTGGAAGAGGATAAAATGGGTGAGCAACTCTCGATCCCGTATCCCGGTAGCCCGTTTACGGGCCGTAAGTAATCCATAGATGCAAATGTCAGATCGCGATGCGCCTGTTAGGGCGCGGCTGGTAACAGAGCCTTATAGGCGCATATGAAAAACCTCCGGCTATGCCGGAGGATATTTATTATACCCGATAACAAAATGTTTTTTGCCTTATCCACATTGCGATAATTACACCAACAAGAAAACAAGATGTTTACGCATGGAGGATATGCACATGACCGATTTCACTATCTCCCCTAAAGCTGAAAACGTATGGCTGGAATCCTGGCTCGACCTGTCATCGGAAGAGAAGCGAGAAATGGATCATATTGAACAGGACGAACAGTGTGATGCCCGCTTCTTCCACTTTGAGGGCAGCGTTTATGACATTGCCGACTTCATGCGCGATGACCGATTCCCGGGCTGGCACGCAGGCTACCCATTAAATGCCTTCGCCATGCTGATGATCCGCGTGGATGGCTCAGGCGATACCATCGACGTCGGTTTGCTCCACTAAGAGAACGAGGCCACCCATGCTGGTGGCCTTAAATGGCCATCCTGTTTCCCGCAGGCTAAAAACACCCACCTCTTACCGCCAGGCTACCGAACAACCCTCCGACTCCCTGCAGGCCACCATCTGCCGGAACAGAACGCTTGGACGCCTTATGCGCGTAGCGATAATTAAACCAACAAGAAAACAAATTGTTTAAAGGATTATCACCATGAATTTTATCGCTACTGTTAACACCCCTTCGCATGGCCATATTTCTGTGACGTTCTCTGATAACGATAAAAGCGTGCTGGGCGCCTGGCGTGACAATGTAACCATCGAGCTGTCCGGTAAAGAGAAACAGCAGATCACCAATGACATTATCTGCAACCGTCGCCATAAGCGCGTATTTGAAAAAGCGTATGTCTCCACCTCGGGATTTGGTGTATTCATCTTCCCGGTACGCAGCGGTCGCTTCTGCCGGTCAAAACTCATCGAGTTCGCCACGCAGATCGCGCTATGGGTTAAAACAGAATCCGGATTCGACTTTACCGAACAGGAAGCAGTGGGGGAGGGGATGCGCATCGCCAACAACGCCATCAAGTGCAAAAACGTCATCTATGAAGCAGGAATCGACTCGTGGAGTATCTCGTGCGGGGACTACGTGAAAGAGGTGTACGGAAAGAACCGCATTCACATCCTGGCTGGCAAGTAAGAGGGGAGGGGCTGGAAACGCCCCTTTCTTTTCGTCCACCAGTTGCCGCAGGGAAACTTCAGAAACGGCCAGAGAGCTGTCCGGGGAACCGAAGGGAAACGGCCAGGGAATTTTCGGGAAACGGCGGGGTTTGCCTTTATGTAGAAAACAGAGCGGGAGAAGCCAAAAATCGCTCCAGAAATTGCGTAGCGGCGCTGGGGTAGTTGCCGGTGGAGTTTCAGCTCCTGAGCCACCCAGATAGCTTTCGCCATGTGATTATGTGAATCCGTGGGAAAGCCACTGCAAGCGCGTACACGTCGCGTCAACGTGCCAATGATACGCGAGCGCCCACGGATCATGCCAATATTGCCGACACGTCCCGAAGGATAGCGCGGATCACGTCGCCAGATATCGCCAGACGATCACGCCCACGACACGACAAAATAAGCCACGCGCTAAAACGCGCTATAACGTGTTTTTTATTGTGGGTAATGAGTATGTACCACCACACATAAAAACGCGTTAAATTGGCGCGTTTATGGCGCTTATTTTTGGTCTGTTTTGGCTGACTTCAGACAATAAAAAACGCGCCAACAATGGCGCGTTATGGTGTGCGGATCTTGAAACGAAAAAAGCGCCCATAGTGGGCGCTATTGTTTTTATTTTTCTAAGTGAATTTTAAAGCCAGCGTTTAAAAATTCTTGAATCATTAAAAGAACATCGGATTCTTTGATTCCTGCGCGCTTCCTATGCTCCGCGCTATTCAGATCTATTTTAAACGTGGTTTCGTCGACTACTTCAGAGCTGAGAGCGTATCCAGCTAAACCAGCGATATCATAAACAAGAGTATGATTATGGATGTTAACGCCAGCGATAAAAATAACCATAAAAACGCTCCTTAAAAAATAAAATTGAATACAGACTTAAGATCTTTTGAATAAGCGCCCATAGTGGGCGCTATATTCAATTAATTACGCTTTGAAAGCGTCAGCCAGATAGTTATAAAAATCATTTTTGATAAAGCGATATTGCTGCGATCCGTTTTTTAGCAGCGCCCATTCCTTTGATCTTCTCGACCAGTCCGAGACGTTCACAAAGATTGATTAGTTGGTTGGCTTGAGTGTAGCCAGCGTCCAATTTAATTTCGTTGGCTTTTTTCGCTTCATTCATCAAATCGAAAACAGCGCCATTAGTGAATGTTTCCAATTCATCATTAATCATTTCGATTAATGCGAATACGCGAGATCCGGACATATCAGCGACGGAATAAACGCATTTACCAGACTTGATAGATTTAACCAGATAAACCAGTTTTTCGAGTGAATAGCTATTGGTCATAGCTTCACGGAAAAACGCTTCAGGTGCTTGTTTGCTTGCTTTAATCGCGTAGTAAAAGACACCAGCTAATTTCTCATCATTAACAGCGTTTAAAACGTTGTTGGTAAAGTATGCAAGTTTGGTAGTCGCTGCAAGCATGTTAGCTTTATCTGCTTTGGTGTGCGTACCATTCTGATAATGATTGTTATAAGTCTGAGTCGCATTGTTGGCTGCAACTTGCAATTCATTAGCGATAACTACAGCAGCGTCGATGATAGATTTTTTAGAGATAGCAACGTTAGACATGATATTAATCCTTATGTAATATTGATAACTTAATTTGTTATTTATTTATCGTTAGCGTGTTCGCTTTCGATGTGACTAATTATCGATATACAAAAATTAAAATCAAGAGTTTTTTGCGCGGGAATAAAAAAATTTCTTCAATAAAAATCAAAGTCTTAGAAATAAAACGCGTTTTCTCGAAGGTGTTGCCTAAATAAATTCCCTATTCGGTCAATCACCCTTATATATTTAAAACGGAACCGGGATTAGGGGAGGTAAATATAACGGGAAGTGACACATAAAATAATAACCGGACTTAGCCGGTTATTACCCTTATAGATTTAAAACGGTAAAATCCGTTCGACCCAATCGAACATGACGACTGTCTTCCGACCGTCCCCCATGTTGAGCGTGGCCTGGCAAGCGTCTACGCCTGAAGACCCCCCTCAATTTCACGGCCATCCGCCATGTAGACCCTTATAGACTTCTGCATCTCATGAGCCTGGCGACAAATTTTAAAGAAATCACGGCGAGATGGCCGATTGTCCACATAGTCTGGGTGTACCGTTGTCCGACCCGTGAAATCGTGCGCAATGCCTTCTGTCACACCTGATTCAATCGTGCTGATTCGCTCAAGTGGGAGCCTTATACGATTTTCTTTGTCGAACGGGGCAGGGCAAAGGTCGACTTTGTTGCGCGACGACATGAGACCCTGAACGTACATGCAGAACACCTGACCATCTTCCATCGTGACCCTTACAGGAATGAGAGACTTACGCCAGAACATCAGCGCTTTCTCCACGTTGGAGTAATCGCGCGGCCAGACTTCTGCAGGAATCCCGTAGGTGATGTCAGTTTTATTCGTCATATCGTCACAGTGTCGTTGGTAGGATATCGATGTCACCTGCGTTGCTGGTGAATACCCGGAAGACTTTCGTCTCGCCAGCTTTGGTGATGGTCTCGCGTTCCTGACGAGCAGGGTTCAGTGCGCACAGCCCGGCGCCCTCAAGTGAGGCGCCAACAATCCACTGCCCGGCATCAAGATGGAACGTCGCTTTTTCGCCGGTCTCCAGTTTCGCAACTGTCTCTCCATTAATGAAGATGGATGCGTCGCAGCCCGCACCTATCATACCTTTGTCCCTCATAACCACCAGCGTGGTTGGGGCAGACGTCTGGTATTTGAAAACTCTTGCCTGCGGAGCCGGTTTTGCATTGGCTACAGACACTGGGCGGGATGAACATGCACTCAGGAGTAAAACGGGGATGGTAATCAGTGGAAGTAGAACGTGTTTCATGGCTTGAACTAAATCCTTATCACTTCAACGAACAAGGCGTCTTGCGACGCCCTTAATGCTTAATCGAGACGTTTGAGAATATCGGCCAGATCTTCTTTGGTCATGCCAGAGGATTCGTAAATCTTCATGACCTTTTCACGAGCCTTTGCAGAAGCCTCTAATGACGTAGCCGCCTTATCAAAATCGGCCATCGTCATGTTGGACAGTACCAGATTGATGACGTCTGCTTTTGACAGCTTTATGTTGCGCTCACGCAGTCGATTCTGAAAGGTTTCCAGCTTGTCGTTAGCTTTTTCGGTTAACTGAACCTGGCAGTGTATAGCGCGTTTCTCGCTCATGCTTACTCTCTATTCAAAACAGTAAAATCGAATGTGCTACCCACCGGCAAGACTCCTTCGGCAAACCCTGGCGTCGTGTCGATAATGTGCTTCCGCTCATATGAATGCGACATGAGGTATTTATTGCTCACGTCGATGAAGTCGGTAATAAAGCACACGTTAGCCTGATTCTTTTTGGCTCGAAGACCGCGACCAACTCGTTGGCGCATCTCAACTTCGGCTTTGCCACCGCCACCCAGAATCACCGCACCTACGCTTGGAACGTCGACGCCAACATCCAGAATGGTTGAACCAATCAAAACATCTATCCTGCCTGCCGCCAGACTGCTGAGCTTTGCTTGTCGGGTAGTCTGGTTTGATTCTCCGTAGATGAAATCGACCTTCAGGCCGCTTTCCTTCATCATTTCCATCAGAATCTGACCATGACGCTTCAAACGAACCAGCGTCATACAGTTTAGACCGTGACTTTTGTACATTAACGCTTCGCGCACAATGGCCTCGTTGCGGCCCAGATTGTAAACGATGCCTAACTGATAGGCTTTCTGGTAAGCCGTACTCATCCCAACCCGAAAGTTAAGGTGTTTCGAAGCAAGTTCGGCCCTGATTCGCACCTCGTCTGGAGTGTACGCGATTTTATGATATAGAAAGTAGGGTTTTGCTAAAATACCTCGGTCGATCAAATATTTTTCCGTCACCTTTATCTCAATGCGACCTGCAACGGCCATGAGACGCATATTTGCTTCGGTTGAGTCCTTCATGAACGGCGTAGCAGTCAGCGCCAGACGGTAGTCGGCATTAATGCACAACCGGGCGATATCGTAGAAGTTTGAACCAGATGATTCGTGTGCCTCTTCCAGAATCAGCAGAGAAACGCTGGACAGGAAGCGCTTAACCAGTTCCCGGCGCTTCAGGTGGTACCGTTTTTTCTCTGGTGAGGCATCGCGCGGCGGCTCTTCGAGAAAACTGGCCAGGGTCTGCACCGTGGCAACGTTGATATGGCGCGAGACCTGGAACTCACCAGATCCAATCACCCCAACTTTCTGACCTTTCAGCCACGGCTCGCCATTCTCCGCGCGGTAGTCGATTGATTTCTGGAAGTTCTCTGCCATCTGGAACATCAGAACCGAGCGAGTGGTTAAAAACAGCGTCATACGACCAATGCGAGCAGCTGCCTTACACGCTACGTTCGATTTACCGCCACCCGTCGCAAT